ATGGCGGGTTCGACGGTGCGCAGGTCCTGGTGGAATGGGTGCCGATGGGGCCCGGCGGGTGGGGGGATACTTCGCTCGGGTCCGTGGTCCTGTTCCAGGGCAACGTGGCGGCCGTGAATCCCACCACGACGACGGTGGTCCTGGAGGTCAAGGACTTCAAGGAACTCCTGATCAACCAGATGCCTCGCACGGTGTTTCAGAGCAGCTGCTCCAACGCCTTTGGGGACGCGAACTGCGGCAAGTCCCTGGCGGGCCTCACGGTCAGCAGCTCGATCACCAGCGGGCCCTCCACGACGGGCTTCACGGCCTCGGGACTGGGGCAGGCCACTGGCTACTTCAACCTCGGCACCCTCACCATGACCTCCGGGGCGGCGTCCGGTGCCACCCGGGCCATCTCCACCTTCACCAGCGGGGGGGTAATCGTCCTGGTGACGCCGCTGCCCGCCGCGCCGTCGAACGGGGACACCTTCACCATCACGCCCGGCTGCGATAAGCAGTGGACCACCTGCAACACGAAGTACAGCAACTCGACCCGGTACCGGGGTTGCCCATGGGTGCCTCCACCCGAGACGACGGTGACGGGATGATCGCGGACCTGATGCTGGCGGCCCACAGCCAGATCGAGCACCTGCCCATGGAGGAGCAGCAGCAGCGCCTGGCGGTGGTCCAGGAGGCCCTGACCTGGCTTCGGACCCCCTACCTCCACCAAGGGCGCGTGCGGGGCGCTGGGGTGGACTGCGGGCAGTTCCTGGCGGCTGTCTTCGAGGACACCGGGGTGATCCAGCCCACCAAGATCGAGGACTACCCCCACGACTGGCATTTGCACCGCTCCGAGGAGCGCTACCTGGAGATCGTGGAGCGCGTGGCCCACAAGGTGGACCGGGCGCCGCTGCCTGGGGACATCATCCTCTACCGCTTCGACAAGGCTATGAGTCACGGTGCCATCGTCACCAAATGGCCGGAGCTCATCCACGCCTACATTCGGCTCGGAGTCATCCTCGACGACGCCGAGCGCAACCACGTGCTGCGGGGCGCCCAGCAGGGCGTCTGGTCTTTGAATGTGTGGGGTGCCTGATGGGCGGCCGGCACAACCAGTCCCAGGTGGACCAGCAGATCGCGGGCATTCAGATCCAGACGAGCATCTACGGGTCCTGCCTGCCTCTGGTCTATGGCACCACCCGAATCAGCGGGAACGTGATCTTCGCTCCCCCCAGCGGCTTCATCGCCACGCCGCACACGACCTCCCAATCTAGCGGTAAGGGTGGCGCGGGCAGCTCGTCCAGCACCACCTACACCTACAACGCCTTCGTGATCATCGCCCTGTGCGAGGGGCCCATCTCCAGCATCAACCAGGTCTGGAGTGCCGGGGCCCTTGGCAGCCTGTCGGGCTTCGGGTTCACGTTCACGGCCACCGGCACGCGGCCACAGACCCCCTGGGCGACCCTGACGAGCAACTACCCCAGCCAGGCCGCCCCCTACAGCGGCTTCGCTTATGTGGCCAGCGCCTCGCTGCCCTTGGGTTCCAGCGCCAGCATCCCGAACTTCGGCTTTGAGGTTGTGGCCTTCCTGGCGACGGCTCAGGACCCGAATGCCCTGGCCGCCTACGACGCGATCCCCAGCGACATCATCACGGACTTCCTGACCGACCCGAACCACGGCGCGGGTTGGCTTACCAGCCAGATCGACGTGGCGGGGATGACCACCGGGGCGGCCTCCTACAAGACCTACTGCCAGGCCTGCGGGTTCGTCCTGTCGCCCAGCTTCGACACCCAGAAGAACGCCGGCGATCACCTGCAGGACATCCTGGACGCCACGAACTCCGAGATCATCAGCCACAGCACGGCGACGGGGATGGTGCTCCAGGTGTTGCCCTACGGCGACGTGCCCATCACTGCCAACGGGGCGACCTACACGCCGAACACGACGCCCATCTACAACCTGGGCTACGACGACTTCATCACCAACGGGGCGAAGGACCCGGTCAAGATCACCCGCGACAGCACCCAGGACATCTTCAACTGTGTTCCGGTGGAGTACCTGGACCGGCTCCTGGCCTACAACGTCAACGTGATGCAGATGCCGGACCCGGTGTCTGTGGCGCTGATTGGCCAGAAGAACGACACGGCGAAGTCCCTCCACTGCATCTGCCGGGCTTCCGTGGCCTCGCAGATCAGCCTGATTCTGAGCCAGAAGAACGTCTACATCCGGAACGGCTACCAGTTCAACCTCGGCCTGAAGTACATGCTCCTGGAGGCCATGGACCTGGTGAACATCTCGGATCCGATCATCGGCTTCACCAACAAGACCGTCCGTATCGTCTCGGTGGACATCCCCGGCGAGGACAACGAAGCCGGGGGCATGACCTTCACCTGCGAGGAGTGGCCATTCGGCGTGGCCAGCGCCGCGCTCTATACCGCGCAGACACCCGCTGGTACTTCACCCAACGTCAACGTGGACCCGGGCGCCTGCGCTGCCCCGCTGATCTTCACGTCGCCTTCCCTGTTCGCTGCGGTGCCAGGGGGGGCCGAGGTCTGCGTCCTGACGACCGGCGGTGCGAACTGGGGCACGGGCGACGTGTATGGAAGCGCCTCCGGGAGCAGTTACGGGAAGGTCGGGAGCATCACCGCGCCGGGGCGCTACGGAACCCTCACGGCCTCACTGCCCACCTGGGCTGGTGGCGCCGCCCAGGACAACACGAACACCCTTTCGGTGGTCCTGCCGAACGGGGGCACGCTTTCATCCATCGACCTCGCCAGCGCTCAGAACGGGCTGAACCTGCTCTGGGTGGACGGGGAAATGATCAGCTTCCAGACGGCTACTCTCACGTCGGCGAACCACTACAACTTGACCGGCCTCTTCCGTGGCCTCTACGGAACCACCATCAGCTCGCACAGCTCCGGGGCGTCCTGGGGGCGGTGCGATTCGGCCATGTTCCGCTACGAGCTGCAGCCGGGCCAGGTGGGGGTCCTGTCCTACCTAAAGATTCTCAGCTTCAACCTCTGGGGAGGCGGCGGCCGTGTGCTGTCGAGTGAGACGCCGTACTCGTTCACGCCCTCAGCGCAGTCCTATCCGCAGCCGACCAACGTGGTGCTGCAAATCGGCACCACTCCCTTCATCTGAGGTGACACATGCGAATGGCCCCCAGTGGTGATGGGATTGATGACAACGGCGGTAACCCTCAGACGCTCAAACTGAACTATCTCTACGCAACATGGGGGTGGCCGAGCAATGTGCCGCTGCCCTCCTGGTTCGAGGTCGTGTTCTACATCGGGACGAATCCTGCAATCCCCGGGACCTACATCGTCCCCATTCAAAAGGTCCAGCCCACCGAAAACCACGAATGTCAGATTTCTGTGCCGATCAAAACGACACTCACCGGAATCAATGTCGCAGTGAGGGCCGTCTATGCCTAATGGTCCGTGGGCTACCACGTCTTCGAGTGGTTCTTCTTCCGCTCCATCTACGACGCCGCTGGCGCCAACATCTACCGTTAACGATCTCAACTCGTCCAATAAGCTAACTAACCTTGATAAAATAATCCTTATCCAGGATTGGAATGCAGAACATCAAATAAATGCCCAACTTGACACCCAGTCTTCCGCTTTGGGTGTGAGTTCGTCGTCCTACGATGCGGCTGTAGCTGCGCTATCCACGAATCTGATCGCAGCGGGTGCTCCTTCGAACTGGGCCACCACCTGGCCGGATGGCACCACGATGTCCTCCACCAGCATCATGACGAACCTGAATACCTGGTGGACCTCCATCGCGTTGAACCGGGCATCGTTGCAGAAGGCTTGCCAGGACGAGATCACCGCCAATGCGGCCTATGCGGATGCGTTGGCACGCTCTCCGAACAACATCGTAAAAAATGGGAATTGTGCCAACACTATCCCGCCAGCGGCCAGCCCAGAGTCCCTTGGGCTCGTGAACTGGGGCGCTATTGATCCTTCGGCCATCGGATCCCTGCTCGCGCCGAATGGATGGATCCGACTGGTTTCAGCGGGTGCCGGAGGGAACATCTATTACCGGGTGGCTTCTGCGCCCTGTGCTCCTGGTGATCAATTTCATGCCGAATGCTTCGCCGCCTACATAGGCGCTTTTATGGGGACCGTTTGGCTTGGTATCTCATTCTTGGACGCGAACGGAGTAGGGGCTGATTACTATTCTGCACAAACTGTCAGCACCTTTTCATACACCAACCCTCAGAAGCTGAGCCTCAATGCAACCGCTCCCGCATCAGTTCCTGGTGGTGGTGCTCCCGTCACGATGAAAGTTTTTATTCAGCTTTTCAATCCATCGTCGGCGACTTCGGTCGCATTCAACCAGATCTACGCTTGCCGAATGATCAATACCGGCATGCTCCAGGCCGATGCCATCCAGACCAGCAACTACACCGAGGTCTCAGGCAACCCCACGGCTGGCGCCCGCATGGACATCAGCTCTACCGCGCTGAAGGTGGCGTCGAATAATCTTCAGATTGGGTCCACGATTTTCAGCGATTACCTGCTGGCACGGATCAATCAGGGGCTCGATGGGAACACCTCGGTCGGGCATGTCTTCTACCGGGGAAGCATTGACGTTTCTACACGGCTAGGTGCCCCCTTAATTGACAGGCTTACGATTACTCGTCGCCGATGGGACACAACGAATCACGTCGGGCGCCTTGGACTGTCTTACCAGCCTTCATCCTGGCAGGACAATTTGGACGCAATGCGGTTTCTCAAGGTTGTCCTATATCGCCAGAATGTGGTTTCAGGGGGATCTACCACGGCGACATTGACGGCGATTGATACCTATTATCCGGTTGCCAATGATCGAAGTTACTACTCTGCGGGCACTGATTCAAACTCTGGAAATCTAGCAATTTTCACCTTTGAAACCGTAGATTCTGGGATCAACGGAGGATTTCCTGCGGCATTGGTTTCTCTCTATAATGTCTACGGACCAAGCGCTGCGAATTGTTTCTATGCCTTTACTGGCAATGCAGATGGGTCTGCCCTAACCAACAGTGGTGCGGGTTGGCCGACCAACATGACAGGAGGCACGGGCGGCGGAGGTGGCGGCGGCGGAGGCGGAGGCGGAGGACTGTGTCCTGCCCCTTGGGTGAAGATCACACTTGCTTCCGGTTTGATCGTGGATGCAGGCGACCTCTACGATGGCGCACGGGTCATCGGCGTGAACGACATGACGCTAGAGCCTATGGTGGGCACCGTTCGCAATGTCTCTCTCCTTTTCAAGATGCGCTCTGCCGTGGTTCTTGAGGATGGCCGGGCCCCTGAATTCAGCGTGCTCCACCGTTTGGCGGTTGAAGGCAAAGGCTGGGTATCAGTTCAAGATCTGAAGCCTGGCGATTCCATCTTGGGCCAGTCTCCTAGCATCGTGAAAACGATAGGTCCCCCAGTTCTTGGACAGGTGGTGACGTTCGGAGTTGACGGATGCTCAACCTACATCAGCGACGGGCTCATTTCCCACAACATGAAACCAGCACCATAAGGAGATCACCATGGCGACCATGGACCTTACCATTCAAACCGCATTGGCCAATGAAGCCCGGCGAACCGAACTCAAACAAAAGGTAGCGAAAATGCAGGGCCTCGTGGAAGCGCAGGCCAGCCTCGCCACCCTGCTTTCGAGCAACTGCGGCGACAGCCAGCGGCGGCTTCAATCGGCACAGAATGAACTCACAGCCCTGGAGGGAGGAGCTGGTCCCGGCATTACGGATGACTTTGGGTACAAAGCAGACATTCTGGCGGCCTTTATTGCGGCGGCTCAGGCGGCCGGTCTCGTGACCGATTCAACTTTAATCGCCAATCTCCAGTCTCTTGCAGCGGGAACCTACGCTGCACCAACAGCTAGCGCCACTCAATAAATTCGTCAGGAATTGTCTACCCTCAGGACGTAGAATTAAGACAGTTGGCCCTTGAAAGGAGCCCCATGCGACACATTCTCGTTCTCTTCCTTGCTAGCCTCATCTTTGCCTGTTCAGGTGGCTCACATTCGTCCACGCCGTCTCCCGCGCCTGCCCCTACGCCTGTCGCCACGGCCATCCCGCAAGGAACCTACACGGCCAAGCACACGACCGGTAGCGTCTCAGTTATGACTGCCGTGGGTGCCATTCAGCCTCTCGGGGACATCACTCAGACGGTGATCGTGGATCAGTTTGGCGGAAGTCTCATGGAACTGCCGGGATGGAACCTCGTCAATGCCGTCATTACTTCGCTACCCGACGGAACGCTTCAGGTCGGCACGTCGCCCACGCTTACTACTGCTGCAGGAGCCACATCTCCCCTGACCTTGACGGGCACCATGACCGGGAACGAGATGGTTGGAACAGTCAATGGCGGACTTACCTTCGACGTGGTTCTCACGACCATCCAGAACACCCCCATCGACCTACCTACCAAGGCAGGCACCTGGATCAGCACATCCAGTAGCACCGGCCAAGTTTTGAGGATCACCGTTCCGGCCGCCCTGGGGCAGAGTTACAACGTCACCATCGACGCCTATGCGAACAACGCAGATGCCGCGGCAAAGGTAAACGTTCTCGGCCAGTATGCGGGGACCATGGGATGGATAAACAGGGACACCACCCATTCACTCAACCTTTTCGACATTGGTTTTCTCTGGACACCCTCTAGTGGGACTTTAGCTGGAGGGGGTACCACTGGCCTGGCTTATTTTGATGCAAGTGGAAACCTTGTTATTTTGACGGCTGGACCAAACAATGCAACGAACGGTTGGAACAACCAGCTCTCGGCGGTGTTCACGAAGGAATGAGGAGTCCGCAGCTCCACGACGAGGCCCCGCGAGGGGCCTTTTCATTGTGTGGAACGATCCGTAGAACACTGTGCCGATTCAGCGCCACTCTTCGAAAACGAGGCGCAAAGGTCAGCACTTACAAGCAACAGACAGCAACGGATCCGATACTTTGGTCTGGTCCCTAAAACAACAAAGCCCCTTATTTTAGGGGCTTTTGACTGGTGGTCCCGAGACGACTCGAACGTCCGACCCTCAGATTCGTAGTATCTGGAAGGCTTAGCCCTGGTGCGCTTCCCGATGGGTGCCGTGCCGAATCCGCGCCAGTCTCAATTAGGATGCCCCGAAACCCATGTCCTGGGCAAGGCCTTCCTGGGCCTCCTTGCGGACCTCGGAGGCGATCTCATAGTAGCTGTTCGTCGTGCTCTCTTCGGCGTGGCGGGCCATCTCCTGAACCTCCCGGAGCGGCGTCTTCCGGCGCAGCAAGTGCGTGATCCAAGTCCCGCGCAGCCGGTGGGCCGTGACACCCGGGGTCTTCATTTCCACGTTCGCCGCCCGGAAGGCCGCCCTGGTGAAGGTGGCGGGGTGCGGGATCTCGGTGCCGTCCTTTAGGGTCTTCCAGGGCAGGATGAGGCCCAGCCGGATCTGCTCGCCCCGCAGCTGCAGCAGGTGGTCATAGAGCCACGCCGGCACGTCCACCGGCACGGCCGTCTTCCCCTTCGTGACGAACTTCCGACCCACGATCCGGCCAGGAGTGTAGGTGTGGGCTTCCCAGTCCATCCACTCCCACCGGGCGCCCAGCGCCTCGGACTCTCGGAGCCCCAGCCCGGCCATTAGGCGCGTGGCCGTGCCCACCTGTGAGTTCCGGGTGTGGCGATCGACACACTCCACCCAGGCCTTCACCATGGCCACAGGCAGGATCTTTTTCGGGTTCTTCTGGGGCTTGGGAATGGCGATGTCGTAGGGCTTCGCCGAGAGGGCCTTTCGGGCGATGGCCCAGTTGATTAGCAGGTTCAGGGTGCGCATCCAACCGGCCACGGTGGCATCGGAGCGGGTTTCCCCTGCCCTGCCCTTCCCGGCCCGGAACTTCCCTCGGGCCAGCTCCACCACTTCGTTGGTGAGGCGGTCGATCTTGAACTTGTCGAGGCCCTGGCTGTCCCAGGTATTCACGTTGTTCCAGTGCCCGATGGAGACCTCCGTGGCATTGGCCGCTAGCCAGTCCTGCCGCAGCTCCTTCAGGGTGGGCACGTAGGTCCCGTTGGCCCTGGCCTTGACCTCCTTCACCACCTCCAGCGCCAGGGCCTCTGCCTGCCCCTTCACCTTGCCTAGGTTCTTCTGGAAGCGCTTGGTGTGCTTGGTGTGCTTGGTCCCGGACTTGCAGGCGTCGCACTCGCTGGCCTGGCACTCGACGGTGTCACGGACTCTCCAGATGCCGTCCTTGCCCCGCCAGAATTTCATCCGGCCTTCCTCACACTGAAGCGTTCAAGATACCACTCCCGGCAATCATCCCAGATGTAGAAGATGAAGCGTCCCTCCTGAATGTGAGGCATACCCATGGTCTGCCAGGCCTGGATCGTGTGGTAGCTCACGCCACGGCCACGGAAGGCCTTGAACTGGATGGAGAGTGCTTTCCAGTCGATCACGCCACCCTCCCAGCCTTCCATGCTCTCCACTTGGCCCTGCGCTGCCTTCCCATTTCCATGGCCTCCGCTACCGCCTCGTGTACCAGCGCCTGGAATTCGGCCTTCCTGGCGGCACGGGTGGCCTTTCTGGAGGCTCGTTCCTCTGGGGGTTGGGTTCGGTGGCGGATCACGGCGCGGGGCTCCGAAGGGTCGTGCAGATGGACAACTTCAGATCCGGTGCCACATTCCGAAAGCCAGAACTTCCTGCCTTCCGCATCGGGCACAGGTCCGAGTGATTTTGTAGGGGTTAGACGCATCGCAGGACCACGGCTCCCAGAAGAAACAGAGGATGGCTTTCCACATCGGGCACCTCCTGGACATCAGAGGATTGCAGCTGTGATCTGGGCTTCGAAGATTTCAGCCTGCGCGGTGAGGCGCTTTGCCTCAGCCTGCTCCCGCAGTTCGATCATGCGGAAGATAGATGGCGCGTGCTCCAGAACGGCATCGCTGAACTTCTTGCGGACCAACGGAGCGACCCAATCCGAGATCTTGCACTCCAGGCTGACCTTGGTTTCTGGTTCGGCCAACTCGCCTCGGAACTTGGCGGCATGTTGGGCTCTTTCTGTGGCTAGTGTGGCTTCGCGCCTTGCCCCGGCAGCCAGGCTTTCCAGGTTATTTAATTCTTTCAGGTCCATGGCGTGTTCCTTTCGAGGGTCGTGCAGATGGACAGGACCGCCACGAGGCCGCCCTGGGCTTGGGTTGATGGTTCCGGCATCTGACCTTCTGCCGAACCTTACTGGGGTTTCGGCAGTCCCTTGTAGGGTCGGGCGACGCCGGAGAGTTCGTGGGTGACCTGGGGGGCCTTGGGCTCCTCGGGTTCCATGGCGATCCCCACGAGGCGGGCGACCTCCTGGCCGTCCTTCTCGATGATGATCGTGTCGTCGGGGACCGTCTCGTCCACGACCGTGGTCATCTTGCCGGCTGCGTCCGCTTCCCGCAGATGGACGGCCAGGTGGATGCCCATCTGCTTGGCGGCCTCGCGGCCCTGGGCGATGGCCGTGTCCCACTTGTCGAGGATCCGGGCGGTTTCGGTGGCATCGTCCTCGTCGCTGAAGGAGGCGACGCACTTCTGGCACTTGTCGTTCTCGTGCTGGCACATGCTCCAGCCGGACCCGTCCTCGAATTCGGGGCCCGTGACCATCCAGCGGCCGAAGATGCGGGGGGCAGGGAGGTTCCCCGTGGGGTGCTTCAGGTAGTTGCTCATCGGGCGAATTCTCCAAATCGGTTCTTGTGGTAGGGGCGGACGGTGCGCTTGGCCACGGGCTTGCCCTGCTCGGGGCGACTGGATTCGGCCGGGACCTTGAGGGTGTCCTGGCACGGCTTGCAGAGGAATGACCCCCACTCGGGTTCAGCCTTCTCACACTTGATGCAGGTGTCGGGCTTGATCACGCTTCCTCCCGGGGGGGGCGTTCGTTGGCGATCTCCACCTGGTCCCGGGTGAAGGTGGGCTCTCTGGCCTTGTTCTTGGCCTTGGATTTCTGGCCCTTGCGGACCTGGAACCCGGCGTCTAGCCAGTCCTGGTAGGTGAGTGCCTTCATGGCTTGGCCTCCCAGAAGGGGCAGTGCCTGACGGGGAAGGACGCGTCGACCTTCTCTGGGCCGCGGTCATGGGCCTCCGTGCAGGCGTGGCCATGGTCCTCCTCGACGGCCCACTTGCGACAGGTGGCGCAGGCGGCGTTGAGGGGGTTCATGTAGCAGGCCCGCTCGTGCTTGAAGCAGGACTGGCTGGTGGCGTAGGTCCGGCGGACCCGGCGGGCTGCGTCGCAGTGGCTGCAGCGGAAGCCTCGGACCTCGATCACAGGGCCTCCTCGAGCAGTCGGACGCACTGGCCGGCGGCCTGGATGACCTCCTCGCGGGCGTGGGCCAGCAGGTCGGTGCCGTCCGGGGCGATGTTGGTCCCGTTGTGCTTCAGCTTCAGGAGGGCCTGCATGGCCTCCCCGGCTTCCTGGACGAATCCGTCGATCCGGTCGTGGAAGTTGGTCACGGGGTATTTCGCCCGGGCCCGGGCGACCTCCTGGGCGACGAGGTAGACTGCCGGGGTGTCGGTGGACAGTCCTCCCTCGAGGGTGAAGATCCGCTGCCGGAGTTCCTCAACCTGCTTGATCAGGCGCTGACATTCGGTGAAGGCGCCAGCGATGATGCCCTGCTCGGCCTCATGGGCAGCTGCTTTGGCCAGGGCCTCGGCTGTGACCTCGAAGCGCATCCGGGCTCCGGCGTCGAAGGCGATGGGGTGCGAGACCTCGATAGTGAACAGGATCGGGGCCGGGGTCACCACGGGGATACCCAGGGCTTCGCGGAGGTTTCCCTCGTTCCAGATGGTCTTATGGGCTATGCCGCTGGCCCCGCGGGCGAACCCGGTGGCGTATTCGGGCTCCATGGCCAGGATCTGTTGGAGGAATGCTTCTCGTGCGCGGTGGCTGGCGGTGACGCTCATGCGGTCCTCGTTAGGTTGGCGACGGCCCGGGCCTTGGCGTCAGCGACCAGGCGGTCGAGGAGGCGTTTGACGAGGGCCTTGCGGCGTTTGGGGGTGAGTTTCTTGGGGGCCATGGGCTCAGAACTCGATCCGGGTGTGGCGGACCTTGCCCTGTTCGACGGCCAGGAGGATCTTCTTCAGGAGGGCGTCCACCTGGATCCCCTCGGGGTAGGTGGGCACCTGGGCCTTCAGATCCTCCAGGGCCTCGTTCATCACGCGCTTGCGGTTGGCCTGGTCCTGTTCCCGGGCCTCGGCTGCGCGGCGGTCTGTGGCCTGCTGCTCCTCCTGGCGCCGGCGCTCCTCCGCGGCTGCCTCACGGCGGGCGATGGCCTCGCGCTCGGCTGCTTCGGAGCGTTCCCGATCCAGGCGGGCCTCTGCGTCCTTCTGGGCCTGTTCGGCGCGGTTCCTGTCCGCGATGGCATCCTGTTCCCGGCGGTAGGCGGCGTCCTTCTCTGCCTGGGCCCGGGCCTCGGCATCCTTGGTGGCCTGCTCCGCGGCCTTGCGGGCGATCTCCGCGGCCTCGTCGGCCTTCCGGCGGGCCTCAGCCTCCTCGCGGAGCCTGGCCAGTTCGGCCTGCTCGGCTTCATGGGCCTGGCGCTTGGCCAGCATTTCCCGGAGGGTGGCCAGGGTTTCGGTCTTGGCCTCGGTGAATCCGGGGAAGTCCTCTGTTTCGGTCCCCAGGCTATCGATGGTGGACTGGATGGTGTCGGCGGTGGCCGTCGCGCAGGCAGTGGGGATGCACCTGATGCCGGCGATCACCTTCTGCTGGCGCTCCTGCTCCGCCTCGAGGTCGGTGAGGGGCTGGCGGACCTTGTCCCGCAGGATGTCCAGGCGGTCGCGCAGGGTCTTGCGGCCGGCGTCGATCAGCTTGGGAAGTTCCTTGTAGTCGGCCACCAGATCCTTGCCCATGCCGTCGAGGTAGGTCTTGGTCTGGGCGACCCGGTAGGCTTGACTGGCGATCTTCTTCCGACCCTTGTCGGTGGTGAGGTCCGGTTCGAACGCCGTGGCGGCTTCTTCGATCTTGGCCAGCAGGGCCTCGATGAAGGTCTGGTCGGTGAAGATGGTCGCCGGGTTGGGGCGCTTGACGAGGACCAGTTCGCTGGGACCGCCCTCCGGGGGGACGATGATCTCCTCGGCTGGCGCGGTGATGGTTTCGGACATGCTGTGCTCCTGTATGGGCCCTTTCGGTGGGCGGGGGTTAAGCTGCGGTGGTCCAGACAATGGCCTTGCGTCCACTTCGTGTGGCGCGTGTTTCTCCGGCGTCTTGTATCCGGCCCTTAAGCGCGAGGCCGCGGATGCGTGCGCTGGCCGTCTGATGGGAGAGTCCCGTCATCGTTTCCACTTCGTCGCAGGTTGCTCCTCGCCTGGCACGGATGGCGTCGAGCACTTTCTGCTCGAGTTCGGCTAGGTGTGGCCGGACTGTTTCTGCTGCATCCCTGGATGTGGTTGGATTCGAGTATGGGATATGCGCGAAGAGGGGCAGTCCGTCGAATTCAGTGGCCATAGGGCGCCTCCCAGGGCTCTATCTCCCAGCCTTCCTCACGCATGAGGTGGAGTTCCCGTGCGAGGCAGAGCGCGGAGGCGTTCTCCTCGAATACGGGGTCCTCGGCGATGGGGCGGCCCCGCTCGACCACCTGGAACACCACGCGCAGGTGGTCATCGGGCATGGGCTCCATGCTTGGGTGGTATGCGACGATCCGCAGGTGGACGCTGTTCTTCCTGGCGCGGTAGGAGAGGGCGTTCATCGCTGGAGGCTGGCTTGCTTGGAGGCCATGATGGTGGCCCGCAGTTGATCCATCTCCGCCTGCATGGCCTTGCGCTTCTGGGCGCCCTGGTTCCACTGGTGGACGGCCTCGCGCCACTCAGCAGCGGTGCGGGCTTCGTTCTCGCGCAGGTGCTCCTGCTCTACCCTGTCGCCCCACTCGCCGTAGAGGAAGGCGGCGCCCACCAGCAGGAACACGCCGACCACGGCTGCTTTGCTGAGGATGACCACCGTTCGGATGGCCCAGGGGGAGTGCTCCTTGTATCCCATGCGTGTCTCCTTGTGCGGGTTTTCGGGCCGCACGAGACATCTTCGGGTCTGTATTGGGATTGTCCAGGGTTAAAATTGAGATTGATTATTTTCTTTTTCTATCCCATATTCGTCCCTGCGCCCTTGAGGGGGCCCACCCTTGCGGGGTAGCTCAGTCCGGTAGAGCGTCGGTTTCATACGCCGAAAGTCGCCAGTTCGAATCTGGCCCCCGCTTCCATTCTTTGACTTCGCAGGGCCACATCGTTTTGCTGGCGCGGAACATGGCCTGGGCGCACTCCTGGGTGCCCTGCGATCTTTATTCTCCTCGTCCCTGCTCCCTCAAGAGCCCGAGGATGTCAGCGCCGTGGGATAGGCGATCTGGCCCTGGTCCAGCAGCGTAATCGGCAGACGCGTCCGCACAGTCCGGAATCTGGAAGCACCGCGGAACTAGGCCCCTTCGGGGGCCTTTTTATTTGCCTCTGGACTGGGTCTGCTTTGTGTTAATGTGTCGAATTGTTGACATGCACAACGAACGGCCTACCCTGGTAGCAGGAGGCTTTATATGTTCATGCCAGTCTGCGTTTTCTCCCTCGGTTCCTTCCTCGAGGCCCAGGCGTTCCAGTTCGCGCCTGCGGCTGAGGGTGCCCCCCCTGACATTCCTGCGGAGCCAGGGGGGCGACTTAGCCTCCCCTGGGCCGCGTGAGGCTCAGACCCAGTCTGGTTTCATCCCTTCCGGGATCGTGACCTTGTAGGCGTGGCACAGGGCCTTCAGGCGTGCCCCTGGTTCGCCCGTGAGCCATCGGCCTGCGACAGCTGCGGTGCGGATCGTCTTGCGGTCCACATGCAGGGCCTCCGCCAGCTTGGCGACGCCCCCCGTGTGCTTGGCGAGGTCGGAGTATGGTCCGGCTGGCAGGACGGTGTTCATCGGGCGGGTCCGTATCCGACGATGCGGGTTCCCCCGCCGATGGCCGGCACCTGCCAGCGGAGCATCTTGCACGGCATCCATCGGTCGTCCTTCTTCGGCAAGGTGGGCCACCAGAGGGTGACCAGCGTGTAGATGATGGGCCCGGCATCGACAGGCATCTCTGGCACGGCGTAGGTGGGGGCCCGTTGGAAAACCATCTCCACGGTTCCTTCGCGCATGGCGTGCTGCACGGCGTCGTAGATGGCCTGCGGGCAGGCGTAGGTGGTCTGGCTGAGGGTGGCGATGTCCATCATCCCCTCCCTTCGGCCGCGGCGACGGCGTTCCGAATCTGGAGCAGGATGGCCTTCCCGTTGATGGTTTCCTCGATGGTGTAGTCGTCCAGCACGATCCTCTCGATGGTCTGGAGGGCCTTGAGCATGTCCGGCGCGGCCTCGATGATGTGCTCGTTCTCGGTGCCGTCGGTCCAGACGGGGACGACGGCGACCGTCTCCCTGTTCTCGTTCATGATCCTGGTCTGGTGCAGGAAGGCTTCCGGCAGGGCGATCCAGGGGCCTGGGGCGTGGGTGCTCATTGGACCCCCTGCATGCGCTCGGCATAGCCATCGTCGTTCTTGGGTGTGAGGGCGAGGGCGGTGCGAACCCCCTGGATGGTGCGGATGGTCTTGGGGGAGGGCCCTTTGGGGGCGGGGACCTGGAAGGCCCAGTCGAAGGCGTCGAGGCCCTTGAGGTAGATGATCACCGGGCGGTCGCTGCCCCGCCGGCGGATCTCCACCTTGTAGGGCTCCTCCCACTTGATGCTCATGTTGGCCTTGGCGGCGTCGGAGATCAGTTTCTCGACGGGGCTCACTTCGCACCCCCGTCCACTCGCTCGATGTTCTCAGGCTTGAGGTCGCGGATGGGGCCGAAGTCCTTGCCGTCGCGCTGCATGAGGAAGTCGGTGGAGTTGCGCTCCATCCGGTCCCAGCGGCAGGTGCTGGTGCCGGCAGCGAAGCGCTCGTTCTGCTCCTGCTTCTGGGCCAGGGTGACGACCGTGCGGGTCCGGTAGACCTTGCCGGACTTGATGACCCGCACCAGGTCACCGGCGACTAGGGCGTTGAACTCGGTGTTGTTCATGTGGGCTCCTGTGGGCGCTTTTCGGGGCGCACAGTCAGAATGGGGCGTCGCGCACCATTGTCCATCCCTAATACTCCGAATCGTTGAAGTTTTTTTCGACCTACCTCAACTTTTGTCCTCGGATGGCATTTTGACCCCCGCGGTGGCGTCCTGGACCCTCGCCAGGGCCGCGGCCTGGTGCGTCCAGTTGTCCAGATCCTCGTCCTGGAGGCCCTTGGTGGCCTTCTCCATGCCCTTGCGGAAATGCTCGTGGCCTTCGTGGAGGGTCCGGGCGAGTTCCGCCTGACCACCCTGGATGTCCGCCTCGATACCGGCCAGCAGGTGGCGGGCCTCCTCCATGGGGTCGAGGGTGGCCTGGGCCTCCTCCTGGCCCTCCTGGGGCTGCTGGGGGTCCTTGGCGGCTGGCTGGGGGGTCTGGGTGCTCATGCCACTCTCTCCTGGTTCCTGCGGGCCCGGATCTCGCGGAGGTCGCCGGCGAGGCCGGTGTCGTCCAGGAAGCCCTCGGGGCTCTGGAACACGGCCCCCAGGGTATCCTTCCGCTTCACGCGCTCGGTGTTCTGCTTCTCCCAGCTGTGGTTCGCCAGCAGGTGCCGGATCTCCACGTTGTCGGTCTGGCCGATCCGGTTGATCCGGGCCTGCCTCTGGTTCATCAGCATGGCCGTGTTCGCCTGGTCATAGTTCACCAGGATCTTGCCTTCCTGCAGGTTGGCCCCGACGGCGCCGGCGTCGCTCATCACGATCACATCGTTCTCGCCCCGCTGGTAGGCCGACACCTTCTCGCCCTTGTTCTTGCTGGAGTCCTTGCCGGTGAGGCTGGCCACCTTCAGGCCCGCGGCCTCGAGGTTCTTGTGCAGGGAGGCCACGGCGCCCAGGTTCCGGGCAAAGATGACCATGGGCTTGCCCTCGGCCTTCGCGTCCTTGGCCTGCTTCACGGCTGCGATCATCTTCCCGCCGGCGGGGTCCAGGTTGATGATCCGGTTCATGGCCGACTCGCGGAAGGTGCCCACGCTGCGGGCCACCATCTTGGCGATGGCCTCATGGTCGCCCTCGGGATGGCCTTCGAAGGCTTCCGGGGCCAGTTCCTTGGCCCACTTCAGGCGTTCCTCGCCCTCGGCGCCCGTCCGGAGCTTGCCCACGGCCATGTCGACCTTGGCCACGGCCTCGTGCTGGTGGGGCTCGAGTTCGATCCCGTCATCCACCCGGTGGGCCTCTTTGGGGAGGGTGACGCGGCCGTTGGTCCAGTAGCGGGTCAGCTGCTGGGCCAGGCTGCGCTTGCACAGTTCGGCGTCCCCGCCAAACCGGCGCATGAACTCGTCCTTGCCCTCGTCGGGGTAGTTGTGGGGGTCCAGGTGGTTCAGGTCGCTGTAAATCTCGGAGACGTCGTTCTTCATGGGGTCGGCCGTGGCCATGACCATGTGGGAGACGTTCCGGCTGTGGGCGTCCATGATGCGGGAGAAGGTGCTGTCCTCCTTCCCGAGTCGGTCCAGGGCCCCGTGGGCCTCGTCCACCATGAGGGCCTGGAAGTCGATGCCGGCCTTGGCGAATGCTTCCTTCACGGTGTTGGCCAGTTTGTCCTTGGGCACGCTCATGGCCCAGTCGTGGGTCCGCTCGGGGTCCATGCCCAGGTGGTCGCCCAGGATGTGCAGGGTGTCATCCCGCAGGCTCTGGTGGGTGACGACCACGGCGTGCTTGTCGGGGTCCTGGTAGGCCCGGAGGCGCTCCTCATAGCTCTCGCCCGGCTGGGCGTGGACATGGAAGCCACTGTTGGGGTCGATGAACCGGATGGCTTCTGCCCCGAACTGCTTCTGCACGATGCTGGGCACCGCCAGGATGGACTTCTTGACCTTCCCGCTGTGGTGGAGTTCCGTGAGGCTCCCCAGCATGATCGGCGTCTTGCCGGATCCGGCGCCGAGGAAGAGCCCCTGGCGCTGCAGGTGGATGATGGCTCGGATGGCCCGCTGCTGGACCTTCTTGTCGCCGTCCATCGCCACCTTCTCGTGGACGTTCATCCCCCGCCGAATTCCTTCGAAGGCAACGGCCAGGCCCGGGATGTGGGCTCGGATCTGGGCCTCGAGGGTGGGGCCGAGGGTGGGGCGCAGGCCGGGCTCCTCCTCCTTCTCGAATAGGGGTGCCTGGCCCTGGAGGGCTGCCTGGCGCTTCTTCCGGGCCTCCTCCATCATGTCGGCCACGGCGCCTTCCTGGAGACGGCCGCGGGAGTCGCGCTTCCGGAGGCCCGTGGCGAGGCTGGCCTGGTTCTTCCGCATGGCCGCCAACTTGTCGGGGTCCATGGTGGCGCCGATGAACCGCTCCCGGTGCGCGAGGTCTGTCTGGCCCAGCTTCAGGCCCTTGCCGGTGAGGCGCTCGTGCTGGGCCTTGAACCGCTGGGCAAAGGCTCCCTTCATGCTGTCCTGGACCGCGGCCTGGGCCTGCTTCAGCCCTCCCATGGCCTGGACATACTGCGCCCATGGGCTGTCCTCGACCTGGGGGGCCGCGGCCGACGCCTGGACCTTCTGCCCACTGGGGGCGATGTAGGTGCTGGTGTTGGCCTCGAGGTCGCCGTCCTGGCCGTTCTCCGCGGCCTCCTTGGCGCCGTCATAGCGGGCCTTCCAGTCGACCCAGACGGGGGAGTGGGTCTGCTCCCCGAACATATCCACTTCCCATTCCTCCGGCTGGGGGCCGGCGATCTCCATGGCGCGGGTGTGGACCTTCTCGTCTTTGGTCTGGGCTGCGGCCTTCGGCTTGGGTTCCTCGCCGGCCTTGTCGGGGGGGCCGTCCACCTGGGATTCAGCCTTGGCGCGATGGGCCTCGGGGTCCACGCCCTTGATTTCCCGGTAGAAGTAGTCGCGGATGTGGCTTTGGTGCTCGGGTGTGAGTTCCCCGGGAGGGGTAAATGCGGCGACCGTCCGGGGGTCCTCCGCCAGCGATCGGTGGACCGCCTCGGCGAAGTCTGGGTGGTCGGCATCCACGCGCTGGCGGGACAGTGCCGCGTCGCCGGCCACGCCCTGCTTGGTCAGGTAGGCGTCCAGCATCTTGTCGAAGTGGGGGGCCAGTTCCTCCATCGTGCGGAGGCGCATCTTGGGATATTCGGTGCCGTCCTCGGCCTTCTGGACGACCGGCTTCCCGTCCTTGTCCTTCACCTGCTCCTGGAGGGGAAACACCTGCTGCAGGGTGTCGACGTAGTCCTTCATCGCTCCCTCGTGGACGCTGTCCGCCATGAAGGTTCCCGACATGACGTCGTTCAGGATGTCCGAGGGGCGCTCCCCATCGGCGATCCGGGCCCCAACATGGTCCGCCAGGGCGTCGTGGACCTCCGTGGGGCTCATGCCGTCGGTCACCTGGAGGCGCTTGCGGAACTGGGGGGCCTCCTGGATGGGGTGGTCGTATCGGCTGTCGGTGCGATCGGCGAAGCCTTTGGGGAGGTATCCGGGCGTGTCAAGCTGGCCGCCCTTGATGGCCAGGGCCAGGTCCCGCTCGTGGGTGGCCGCCATGTCCACCGGCTGCACCAGGCGGTCCTGGCCCTGCGGGTTCATGTGGATCACGGCCTCGCCGCTCTCGTGGTCGATCTTGTAGTCGCCCTCCTTCATGCCCATGGAGGCCGCGGTCTGGACCGCCTTCTCCGGGGTCATCTTCCCCAGGGGGAGGGTCATCATGTCCTGGTCCTTGCCCCGCTGCAGATCGGCGATCAGGGCTGCCCGGGCCTCGAGGCGGCCCAGTGCTCCTCCCAGGGTCCGTCGGGCTTCCTTCAAGGTGGCCAGGCGGTTCTTCTGCATCTCCACGGCCATGGTCAGGTCGCGGGGGTTCTCCGCCAGGTCCGCCCGGAGGCGGTTGGCTTCGGCCTTCAGTGCCTGGGCCTCGTCCACGACGCCGGGCAGGGCCTCTTGTTCTTTCAGGTGGTGGTGCTCCAGGGCTTCGAGGATGGACGCCTGGTCCTCCGGGCTGAACTCCCTCCGGATGCCCCGGCCCACTAGCTGGGCGGCACCCTCCGGGCCCAGGGCCTCCACGACGTCGCGCTCGATCATCCCCTGGCCCACGGCCGCCAGGGCGATCTCGTGCAGGGCGTCGAAGGCAGCGGCCCCGCGGGTGGCGTGCAAGCCCTCCATGGCCTTGGGGTCGAAGCGGTCCAGGGGCTCTCCCTCGGGATAGGCTTCCCCGACTTCCCGCAGGAAGCCCACGACGTTGTTGGTGAGCATCTGCTGATAGACGTCCTGCTCGAGCGCGGCGGTGTCGCCCTCCCCGACGGCCATCTGGAACCCCTCGGCGAACACCCGCTCCTTGGCCTCCGGGGTGGCGGCCTTATAGACGGCCCGCAGTTCCTTCCGGGCCTGCAGGAGCGCTGCCAGGTTCTCGTTCTTCTTGATGACCTCCTTCACGGCCTCCCGGGTGGCCGCGGCCTTGTGGGCTTGGATTTCCTTCCCGGCCTTGTGGGCCTCGATGTTGGCTGCCTTCTTCGTCTCGTGGTCGTCCTTTCCTACGGCGCCCTCCATGCCTGGCAGGGCCGTTTTCTCCCCATCCTTGGCCTGTTCGGGCTCCGCGGGGCTGGGCTTCCCCTCCCCGGCGTTCCGGCGCTCCTTGATGTCTGCGATCTGCTCCGCCAGCTTGTCCGCCGTCAGGCCGCACATTTCCGCCCGCTTGGCCAGGGCCCGCTGGTAGCCAGGGCCCTTGGGATCCGCCTCGGAGACCAGATCATCGATGTCCAGCCCGTGGGGCGCGAAGCCCCCGATGGTGGGGATGCCGGCCTGGACCCGGGCCTCGACGTCGAGGACCAGCTTCTTCTGGGCCTCGCGCACGGCCATGTGGGCTGCCTTCAGGCGCTCCCGGTGGTGTTCGGCCTGGGCCTTGGGGTCATCGGGCGTGGGCTCCCCGTCATCGCCCAGCAGGCTGCCCTGCTCGGGGCCCAGCACCTTGTCTGCGAAGGCAGTCTCCGCCTTCTTCCGGACCTCTTTGTTCTTCGATTTGGTTTCTTTCTCGAGCGCGTTGTCCGCGTGGCGCTCCTCGGGGGTCATGTCCTGCTGGCGCTTCTTCTTCTCGAGGCTCTGCTGCTGGCGGCGCTCCTTGGCCTCCTTCTGGTATTCCTCGGGGCTCTTGAGTCCGTGCAGTCGGAGGCCGTTGAGGCTCCCACCGGCGCCACCGACCACCCGCCAGGTGCCCTTGTGGCCCTGGGCCGGCATGACCTTGATGGCCTGGCCCTCGCCTCCGCCGTGGTGGACGGTGATCCAGCGGCACCCGTCGGCATCGGGCTCGGATTTCAGGATCTGGCGGTCGGTCTGGCCGTCCGCGATCCAGTCTTTCAGCCCCTGGACCGTGGTTGGGGTGACGGACCCCATGCCCTTCCAGCCCTTCTGGTAGCTCCCCATGTAGGCCGTCTTGGCGGCTAGGGCGCTCGAGAACCCGAGGCACACCTTGTCCTCGTCCGGTTGGCCGGTGGCTGGGTCCACCTGGTGGATGATGAGCACGAAGTCGCTGTCGGGGTCCGGGCCTACGAATACGTCCACCCCGTCGCCGTCCTGGCCGAAGGTGCGGGCGATGAAGCCATAGTGCGCCTGCAGTTCGTTCGCCCACGGCTTCCCATCCGGCCCATATCCCCTCCGCACGCTCCCCTTGGGGTTCTCGATGACCACAGGGATCCCCTGGAACACCAGTCGCCCGCGCTTGTAGCTGGGGGCCTCGGTGCCCTTGCGGATCCGGCCCGGGGGTTCCGCCTGGTCCGCGGCACCGTCGATGTCCGGGGTGGTGATGGGCTTGGGGGCGATGACAGCCGACCACCCGACGATCCTCCAGTCGAGGTCGTTGCCGGCGGCGTCGCGGAATTGGATGGGCTGGGTCATGTGGTGCTCACAAAGGGGCTTGCGGGTTGGTGGGGATGGGCTCAACCTGACTCTGGTTCCCGCTCCCGCTGTGTTCCGGGCGAATGTAGGTCGCAGCGCGTAGGGTCGGAGGGTATAACATCGCCGCCGACTTCACCGGGAACCCCCTTTGGTCGTGAGCGTAAGGACTTGCGTTCGGTCCCAAGTGGCCCCAACCTTTACATGCCCGGTGGGGAGCCCCAGCCGAAACGCTTTGGGCGTATGAGGTGGGCCGCAAGGCACAGACTCGCGTCATGGCCTCCCTCCCGGGCCATTCTTTGCTCGGCGCTTCATCAGTGTCTTGAGGGCGAGTTCTCGCCTGCCGTAGCGGATTTCCTCGACCATCACGAATGTGTCGCCCATCTTCTTCGTGTAGATGATGCTGGGTAGTCCTGTGTCCTGGTCCTCTCCCCGTTCGATGTGGTCTGGATTCGCAACGATGGATTGGATTGCAAGGATATCGTCGTCAGTGACTGGTTCCAGGGCGGGATCATCTTCGTTCCCGGGACCATGGTGCTTCCTTACATGGTTGATGGCGGCCTTATCGATCCTGTGGTGGAATCCCTCCACCTCGAACCCAGTGGCGTCATGGATGCGTATGGCTTGATTTGTATCCACATCGCCGAATCGCACGGCCGAGAACCCTTTGGCTGTGTTGTTGAGCAACGCCGTGATTTCAGTCTTTCCACCCCGTACGACCCCTGCAGGTAGCTGTTCCTGTCCTCGCGGAAGCACCTTGTTGTGGACATGGACGATCCGCCCGCGGCGGTTCTGGTCGTAGTCCGACTTCTCGATGGGCCGTGTTTCGGCTTGTGCCTTCTGGATGGCTCGTGATGCCTCGGGATCGCGGGCGAGGTGCTCGGCGAGGGTAAAGAGGGCATTCAGGCGATCCATCAGCGTGTCTCCGCCCAGCCAGATTCCCTTGGCGGGGCGGTGCTCAGTCGGGAGGTGGTCCGGGTTGGGCGATGTAGCGCGGCCTTCGATCAGCCACGCTCCTGGAACCACTGTCCGACCAGGATCAGCAGGGCGCCGGGGAGGCACAGGGCCAGCCCCGCCCACACCAGGGGATTGCCGATGGTGCGGGCGGTTCGGCTCATGCGGGCCTCCATGGCTACGTGACCATTCACATTGGGATCGTCAAGGGCCTAGAAGGTGGCACCCGTGAATTTCCGCCAGGTGTTCGTGGCGATGCAGATGTAGAGGAGGCCGGAGGCGTCGAAGTAGCACTGGCCGGCCTTGCCCGCGGCGCTGGAGTTGGCGGGGGCGGTGAGGGGGCCCTGGATGCCACCGCTGCCCTTGACGCCCCATGCGGTCCCGCTCCAGGCGAATTCGAGGCCGGTGTCCTGGCAGAAGGCGGTCATGCCCAGCTTGGGGGCGAGGAACACCCACTTCACGGCGGCGGAGGGGACGCCGTCCTTGATGCTCTGGGGCTGACAGAGGGCCACGTTGTTGGTCTGTCCGGCGAAGGCTCCCGTGCCGCTGGCGGGGACGATGTAGGCGTCTCCGACGGCGGGATAGGCGGGGGCCGCGGTCGTGGTGGCAGACTTCGCGGAGAGGTGGAGGAGGGCGTCGAGGAGGAGGTCGTTCTGGCCCTCGATGCCCTGGGCGACGGGGGCGATCGGAAGGCCGAGGCCGGGGGTGGTGGGCTTGGCTGCTACGGTGGGCATGGTTGCTCCTGTGGTGGATGGGGGGTTGTGGGTCGGGGGTTACTTCTTCTCGGGGTTCCGGCGTTCCTCGGCGTCCTCTTTGAACCACTTCTCGTTCTTCACGGCTCCGATGGCCTTGTGGAAGTGCTCGACCAGCTTCGCGTGAGGGATCTTTCCGTGGGCCTTGACCTCCCGGGCCCGGGCGGCCTCGTCGGATTCCTCGGCTCCCTGGGGCGCCGTCTTTCCCATGAGGAAGGTCGTCGCGTCCATGTCGTGGCGGCCGGGGCGGCTCTTGGCGTAGGTTTCGAGTTCATGCTCGTCCAGCCCGTGGTGGTTGGCTGCTTCGATCAGGGCCTTGTCGGTGTGGTCGCCTCGGAATTCGTGGCCGAGGTATCCGCGGCCTCCGCCCTTGTAGTCGAGGTCGTCCCGGGTCAAATGTTTGATGGTGAGGGAACCCTTGGGTTGGGCCTTTTGGGCTTCAGTGGACGCCTTGTGCTCGGCCTCCTTGTTCCAGACCTCGTGCTTCCACGCACGTTCGTTGTGGGTTGCAGCCACAGCCTTGTGCCCTTCTGAGTTCTCATAGGACGGGGATGCCAGGGCGGCCTCCAGGTGCATGTCGCGGGCTTCCTGGTGGGCCTTGGCCGCCTGGACATGGGAGACGCCTTTGTTCTCGAAGAGGGCGTCCGCTCCCAGTTTCTCTGCGTGCTTGCTGGCCTTCTCGGCGGCCTTCCGGTGGTCCTCGTAGGGCTTCACCTGGACGACCTTCCCATTGACCACCCGGGTGCTGGCCTCGTGGTGGGCCTTGGTGGCCACGCGCACCGGCTCCTCTTTCTGGACCCCGTAGGCCCCGGTGGTGCCCTTGGCCTTATCGCCGTGCCAGCGGGCAGCTGCGCGGTGGTGCTCCATGAGTTCCTGGTGGTCCTGGGCGACGTCCGCCGGGGCCATTTCGTGGGCCTCCGTGTGGTGCCGGAGGGCATCCAGGTGGGAGGCCACGGCCTTCTGGTGGGCCTCGGGGCCCCTGTCCTTGAGCGCGGCGTCAGAGGTCGCATGCGCCTGCTTCGTCGCGTTCATGGCTGCCTGGCGGTGGTTCATGTATTCCTGGACCTGGATCACCTTGCCCATGTGGGTCCGGGTGTATCCGGCGACCTGGGCCTTCTCGATGGGGCGCTCGGTGCAGCAGACCTTCATGGCCTTCTCGAGCGCACGCTCCAGGCCCTCCTCGTGGTCGGGGAGGATGGACGCCTGGGCCAGCTCGGGCTCCATGGACGGGAAGAGGGCGGCCTCGCCCACGGTCAGGTTGGACTGGCCGGCAACGTCCCCGCCGAAGGCTGCCTTCATCAGTTCCCGAAGGTGCTCCTTGGGGCAGCCCCCCTCGACGGCGGCCTTCAGGGCCACCCGGGCGCCTTCGGCCTCCGGCAGCTTCAGGAGCGGCGTGGTCAGGTTCAGGGTCTTGCGCTTGGCCTGGGCCAGTGCCGTGATGGCCTGCAGGGCCACGTTGCCGAGGGCCTTGGGGTCAAACGGGTTCAGGGTGGCGAGGTCGGCACTCTGGTTGGTGATGTCGGCGGGCATGTGGGCTCCTATTTCTTCGAGTGGGTTTCATGGTGTTCGGCCATGGCGTCGTGGTAGTCGGCACGTTTGTTTGCCTTGATCGCGGAGATACTCTTGTCACGCTCTCCGAGGCGGTATTCCCTTGCAGCGGCACGGTGGTGCTTCGCGGCCTCTGCGTGCTCCTTTGGGAACCCGTCCACATAGGACAGCTTGTGCGTGGCATCCATGGCCTTGGCGGTGCTGGGGCTCCCCTTGTCGTTGTCCCACTTGTGGTCGTAGGCTCGGCTTCCACCGTCGCCCTGGTCTGCATTGTTGACGGCCTCTCGGGTTTTTTCCTTGGCGCCGGTTACCTCACCTTTGGGGGCGGCGGGGGGTTTTAACGCAGCCGGCTTAGTTGCAAGGTGGGCCCTGTATTCCGACTCCATCCGATCCCGGTCTTTTTGGGTGTTTGGTTTCCCGTTCTCACTCGCCCAAGTGCCAGCGAGGGTTTTGGCGTTAAATCCGACGGGCGCCGGCTTGTTCTCCTCTTTGTGTGCGGCGACACGATGATGGCCGTCTATGACCTGTGGTCTGTATTTACCAGGTTCCTGGTGGTCTACCAGAACAGGGTTGGTCTTGGCGCCCTTTCGGATTGATTCACGGAGGCCCTCTATGTGTTTCTTGGATGTAGGCATGGTGTTGCCAGCCCACGTTTTGTGCTCATCCCAGTCGTCCCATTCAGATGGGTCCATTCGATCTGGGTGGAGTTCGGCGTGGGGCCTATTGGACGGAGTCAGCCCATTGTCCAGGTGCTCATTTAAATGTTCGATATTGTGTTTATCCAAGAATTCGTGGAGCCCCATCTTCTTGGCGTCTCCCTTAAGGTTGGGATAGGCGGGGGCCTGCGAGGCCCCCTCAGCTTTTCCCGAGGGGTTGCTCCGGGCCTTCATGTCCTCGGCATCGACTACGCCCTGGGCATCCGAGCGGCTCATGCCCTTCTTCTCGTAGGCGCGGACTCGTTTGTCGTAGTCCTTGGCCTCGGGGGCGAGGGGCGGTTCCTTCGCAGCAGTCGCGTTGGTCTTGCCGGCCTTCTTCGCCTCCATGGCCTTCTGCTGGTGGTAGATCCCAGCCTTCATGTGGGCGTCGTTGGCCCGGCTGTGGCCGGAGTAGTAGGTCTGGCCGGGTCCGCTGTAGGCGATTTCATGGGCCTGGGCTGCCTTCCAGTGAGCGTCGGAAGCGGCCTGGTGATCCTCGGCGGTTCCGCTGCCTTCGGCCTTCGTGGTGGCGTCGGTGGCGTCCTTCGTCACCTTCTGGGTGCTAGTCCGGGTGTTGTCGCCAAACTTGGGCCAGTTCTTCTTATTGATCCTCACGTTGGGGACGCGGTGAGCCTCATCGTAGGCGACATTGGCGGGGTGCTTCGGCTTGGGGGCCGCGGAGGGGACGATCGCGTCAGCCTTTTCCTTGTGGATCTGGGCGTATTTCTCGTGGTGGGCCTTGATGTCCGGGTGGTTGGCTTGTCCTGCAGCGGCGAGGTGGTCGTAGTGGGCCTTCATGTGGTCCTGCTTGCCGCCCGTCGCGTAGGCGACCTCTGAGGAGTGGCCGGCATCGTGTAGACGGCTCTTTTCCATGGGGCTGTTGGATTTCCCAGCCAGGCGCTGCGCGTAGGTCAGGCCGTCGTGGGTTGAGGCGACGGAGTCCTTGGCGGAGGCGCCGGGGGTGGGCTCCGGCTTGTTCTCCCCGTAGTGCTTCTCGAAGGCGGAGGCGGCCCGGATCATCTGCTGGGTTCCGGCCCGGGCGACCTGCCCGGGGTGTTCGATCTCATGCTTGTGCTGCACATGAGCCTCGGAGTGGTGGTTGCTCATCTCGTCGTGGTAGAGGAGCGGCTGGGCCTCCCCGGCCGTGTGGGCCATTTCCCGGGCCTCCCGGTGGAGGTTGGCGGCATGGGCGTGGAGTTTCGAGGCGACGTCGTGGTGCCCCTCGACCTTGCCCTCTCCGTCCGGGTCGTCGTTCCCCTTGCGGGTCATGGCGAATGCTTTCTTGCCGGCCTCGTTCGCCTTGGCGGTGTATTCCGGCAGCTTGGCCTTGGCGCGGGCCTTGTTGGCTTCCTTCTCTGCGTTGGAGGCATCGGCGATGGCTGCATGCTTCTTGGCGAGGTCGCTGTGTCCGGAGGCGATCATCTCGTGACCGTCACTCATGGGCCCCTTGGCGGCGGTGGCGGCTTCTCCGTGGGCCTGGGCTGCAGCGGTGTGCAAGAGGGCTGCCCGACCATGGTCCCCACCGCTGGCGGCCTGTAGGCTACCGACTCGAGCGTTCAGGGTTGCATTGTGGGCGGTGATGGCAGCGCGTTCGTGGGGGTAACCGCCTGCGCCATTCTTCAGCGCCTCGGCCTTTCGGCTGAGGTCGGATGCCTGGGCGCCGTGCTCGGCGACATCACTGGGCCGTGCTCCCGCGAGGGGGGGCATGGTGGTCGGCTTGGGGATCGCGTGGCCCTTGGGCTCCTCGGCAGGCTTCACCGTGACGGGCTCGTCTGTAGACCCTCCGTGTGACTTTGCCCACTTTTCATGGAGTTCTGCCAGTTTGTGGTCGCCCTTGGTGTGGGCCTGCTTGGCGGCTTCGGTGTGAAGTTTGGCCGCCTCTTTGGACAAGGACTCCCGCTCCGTCCACCTTGGATGGTTCTCTGGGGTTATCCCCGATTGACCGATCTCGGATGAGATGTCGAGCACCTTCCTTGATGCCTTCCCGGCTTCACCAAGTTTGTCCATGGGGTGCGGGGTCGTGATCCCCGCCTTCTCCGCGATCTCGTCAGGGATGTGGCGGGCGTATCGGGCGTATTTCCCGCCTTCGGTGTTCACGTAGAAGTGGCGCCCCTTGCTGTCCTTGGCGATGAATTCCATGGGGGGGCGCTTGCCGCGAACCTGCCCGCTGTAGTCGGTGTCGTTCTCCCTGTGCGGATGATCGTTGATGTCGTTGAGCGGCTTGGGAACCCAGTGGGTGCCGTGGGCGGCATGCAGGTGCTTCAAGGCTCCGATTTCGTCCGGGTGGTCGCCAATGGGCCCACTCTCCTGCACGGCCTCGTCCCAATCGCTGGGTTTCCGGGCGGCCTGGTTTTTTCGGTTCCCGTCCCCGGGGTGGAGGATTTCCCGCATGTCGCCGTTGGGGAATTCGCTGGGCTTGCCCCAGTTCTTGGCCTTGGCGGCCTTGAGCTTGGGGCTGTCGCCCTGGGGGCCTTCGGCCTTCTCCTTCGCCTGCTGATCTTCCACGATCTTGCGGATTTTCGGCTGGCTGAGTTCCTTCGCCTTCTCCTTGTGGGTTTCCGCCGTGTTCCCGTGGTATTTCTTGGCGAAGCGGTGCTCCTCGGCTCCGGGTGCGTCGAATCCCGACGGCTGGGCTTCGTGATGGAGTATCCGGGCCTTCTCATGGGCCTCGGCTGCGGCCGTGTGGTCCTCGGGGCTGTTGCTGTTGTTCGCCTTCTCGGACAATTCGTTGGCCACACGGGTGGCATTGTGGGCGCGAAGTTTGGGGGTTCCGTTGGAGTCCTCGCTTGGAGGGTTGCCGCCGGCGGAGGCATTGCCATGTTCCTTTAGGTGCTCGGCCTTCATCGCCTCGATCGTCCGTGCGTCCTGGGCATGCTGGTCCGCCTGGCTGCTGTGGTGGGCTCGGCTCCCCGCCTGCCCCTTGTCCATGGCGACCACATGGGCGGATCCAGCGCGGTTGTGGGCTGCGATGGCCTTGTCGTAGTCCTCGGGCTTCAGGTCCTTATCGGGGATCCTGGTCAGGTTGCTGGCGGCCCGGGCCTCGAGGGTGGCGTCCTTGCCGCCCCCAGTGGTCATCCTGGCGCTGTGGCCGTTGATCATGTCGGAGTGCTCGGCGAAGTTCGCCTCATGCATGGACTTTCGGCCCGCGTGGGTTGTGGCCTTCCCGGCCTCCTGGTGCTCGAGCATCGCTTGGTGGTGGAGGCCGAGCGCCCGTGCGTGTTCATCCTTCGTGTTGGCGGTGAGGCTGGCCGTATGAGCGGCCTCGCTGGCCTCCTTCGCCTTCGTCCGGTGGGATTCGTAATCTGACGCCTGCTTCGCCTTGAACGCCTCGTATTTCTTCTTACCCTCGCCGTGGTGGTAGGCCGCCAGGGTGTCGTGGTGCTCTGCGGCCTTCAGGTGGCCTTCCTCGCCGTTCTCGGCGTGGGCCTCCCGGTGGGCCTGCGCGGCCAGCTCGTGCAGGTTCGCGGTCGTGGGGTGGGGGTGCTTGAATGCGGTCCCGTTGTGGGCAGAGACCGTCCGAGCGTGGGCATGGGCGGCCTTGTCTCCCTTCCCCTGGAGGAGTTCGGATTCCTCCTCGGCGTCGTGGGCGACGATGTTGGCCTCGGTGTGGTCCTTGGGCGCGGCCTTCTTCGCGGCAACCTTGGCCTCGGGCCCGGGCTCCTGCATCTCGGGAGCGCCCTTGCCGGCGAGCTTCTTCAGTTCCTCGTGGATGGCCAGCGCGTGCTCGGGGCTCTCCACATGGTAGTGGTCGTATGCGCCCACGCGGCCGAAGTGGTTGGCCCCGGCGCGGCGCTTGTCGGTCTTGATGCCCAGCCTGTTGGCAGTGGCCTGGATTTGGGTTCCGTCCTCAGCGTCGGTGGCGCGGAGGTAGTGGGTGCCACTCCGGTGCTTCCCGATGGTGGTGCGCTCGTGAAGTTCCGCGGCACGGCCCTGGGGCTTGCTGGAGTCGTAGTCGTGGATGTAGATCACCTTGCCGTTCACCACTCGCGTGTGGCCCTTCACATGGGCCTTAAGGAGGGATCGGAGGGTTTCGTTCAGACCCATGGCTGACTCCTGTTCTGTAGAGGCCAGCGTGGGTTTCGGGCCACGGCCTGGCGTCCCTGGTGGCCCAACATGGGGCATGTAGCGGGCACCCATCCAGTAGAAAGATGGGTTTGGGCCAAAGAATCCGAGGCATGAGTGTTCTCGGCCTTGCAGCTGCCCTTGCAGCCCCTATCGGGGGTTCGGCGCTGCCTGTCTCGTTCCAGTTCCCCCGCCTGGCCCTCAAGGCTCAGGTCGCCGAGGAACAGGGCCAGCGCATCCTCTACATGCAGGCGTCGTCCGAGGTCCGGGACCTCCAGGGCGAGAAGGTGCTGCTTTCAGCCCTCGCCAAGTCCATCCCCTACTTCCTCCAATACGGGAAGATCGACCTTGACCACGCTTCGGTCCTTGGCGAGATCCGAGGGACCAAGGTCAACCCCTACGCTTTCGAGATCGGCAAGCCCCTGGACGCCCGGGTGGACGGTGACTCGGTCTGGGTGAAGGCGGCCATCTACTCCGCCCGGGGCCAGAACCAGTTCACGGAGTCTGCGGACCTGTTCTGGGACAGCCTGCAGACCTCCCCCCCGACAACCTGGTATCCCTCCATCGCCGGTGATGTGTTCTCTGAGGCCCCCGTGGTCGAGGATGGGCTCCCGACCCAGGAGATCCGGGGCATCCGGTGGCATTCCATCGGTCTATCTCGGACCCCGGTCAACCACGATGTGGGCCCGGTTTCGACCGTGCCCCTCCGAGCGTTCGCCAAGGCGTTCTCTGGGGTGGCCGACATCGAGGAGGCGCTGGCCAACCTGACCCCCCGCCAGGCGGCGAAGGCCCTGTCTCCTTCCAAGTCGAAGGACCCCGACGTCATTTCCATCCTCCGGACCCTCAACGACGCCCAGCCCGAAATGGGCGTGGACGGCTTCGTTGCCCTCGCAGGGCAGCGCGGCATCCCCCCAGAGCATGCCCTCGCGGTGCTCCTGACCATGCTTCCCACCCCTTCCGCCAATTCGTAGGAGGTAATTCCATGTCGATCAATTTCGCCAAGATCCAGGAACAGGTTCGCTCCGTCCTCAAGAGCCTCGACGGCCTCAAGCCCGGTGGCCAGGCTGCCGAGCCGCCTGCCGATCCCGATTCTCTGGACCCTCGCCTCGAAGGCGCGGCCCCCACGGAAGATGGCATGGCCGCAGCTGGCGAAGAGGCTGGCGCGGGCCAGGATGCCGGCGGAGGCGATGAAGCCGGCGCCGCCGGCGAGGGTGGCGAACCCGACGGCGACGAAGGTTCCGAAGGCGGCGACGCCAACGACGACGGCTCCGAGGATGAAGGCCGTCCGGTCGAGAAGTCCATGGGCGAAGGCGATGCCTTTGGCAACCTGGACTTCGACCCCGAGGAGATCCGTCGGCTGGAGAAGGCTTACGGCAACGGCACCGGCGAAGCCGAGCCCAACGAATTGCTCAAGGGCGGCCCGGACCTCATGACCATTCTCGGCACCATCCTCCACGCGATGGAGGACCAGCAGGTGGTCCTGCAGGCGCTGCACGACGAGGTCCAGACCCTCAAGCATGGCCAGACCGCGACGAACCGGAAGCTGTCCAAGGCCCTGGCCGAAATGCAGCCCGAAGGCCACATCCCCAGCGCCCCCGCTCCTCTCCCCAAGGCCGTCACCCGTGTCGTCGCCAAGGCGCTGGTGCCGGATTCCAACGCTCCCATTCCCCTCACTCCGGACCAGATCTTCGCCCAGATGAAGTCCGGGGCCCTCACGCAGGACGGCGCAATCCAGGCCGCCAGGCAGAACCGCATTCATTAGCACCGCCCCTTCTCACTCACTTCCCGGCCCTAGCGCCGATTCTTGGAGGCACCATGTTCGACGTGGTTTCCATCCTCGGTCAAATGGCCGAGACTTCCGCGGATCCTCGAATCCGTAACATCGTCAAGTCCTTGACGAGCACCCAGGCAGGCACGAACATCGCCTCCCTCACCGGCGGTGGTGCGTTCCGCGTGGAGTCGGTGGAGAGTGAACTCGCCATCGCCACCGTCCAGAACCCCCACTTCGTGCTGTTCAACCGCCTGTTCCCCAATCGGCACACCAGCTGGTCGCTGATCGATGAGCAGGTCGTGCAGGACGGCATCGGCGGCTATCCCGGTGGCTCCATCGCCAACGAGACGGCCTCCAACCTCCCCGACCGGAATGGCAGCTACCACCGGGAAGTCACGGAACTCAAGCTGTTCGCGGAATACGGCGGCATCACCGTCCCGACCGCGCTGCAGGGCGCTCTCCAGCAGGCCGCCGGTGTCGTGGACTTCAACAGTTCCGAGCAGGAAATCTTCTCGGCCCTGTCCCGGGTCCTCCAGTCCATCGAGTGGTCGCTGATCTACGGCGACGCCACGATCGACACCCTGGAGTTCACCGGCCTGGTGCCCAGCATCAAGGCCCGCGCTCCCCAGAACGTGACCGATCTCCGCGGAACCGCCCTCAACAGCGGCTCCCAGGTCGCGCCCCTGGCCGCGAACCTCGCCGGCTTCGGGAACTGGGGCTCCCCCGATCTCCTCCTGGTCAGCCCGCTGACCAAGGCGGACTTCGACACCCACCTCGAGTCCAGCTACCGCGTGAACCTCGACCAGAACGTGCCCAGCACCGTGCTCGGCGCCTTGGTCAAGGCCGTGCGCTACAACGGCCTCGGCATCGGCAACGGCATCATGGACCTCGAGCCCCATCCCTTCCTGGACGAGCGCATCAAGGCCCCCATCAGCACCTATGCCGATTCCAGTTCCATCACCGGCCAGACCCCCGTCTCCGTGACGGCGGCCCACGGTGCCAACGGCGCCTCCCAGTTCCTCGCGGCCCACGCTGGGAACTACTACTACGCCGCGGAAGCCTGCTCTGCCGGTGTGGTTTCCAACCCCGCCATCCTCGCCTCGGCTGTGGCTGTGTCCGCCGGTGACGCGGTGACCCTCACCATCACCGCCTCCGCCGGCAACACGGAGACCTACTACAAGGTCTACCGCGGCCGGAAGAATGGCACCAACCTCGCCACCGACATGCGCTACATCGGCCGCGTCGTGAAGGCCGGTGCCACCACGCCCTTCATCGACTACAACGCCGACCTGCCCGGTTGCTCCGATGCCCTGGTGCTGTCCAGCAGCCCCAACGTCGGCGCCTTCCGCCTCCTGCAGATGGCCCCCCCCAGCAAGCTTCCCCTGGCCATGACGGCCCTGCAGTATCGGTTCGTCATGTTCTACCTGGCCGCCCTCCGCATCGCGGTCCCCAAGAAACTCGGCCTGATCAAGAACATCCTGCCGACCGCCAAGACCTGGGATCCCTTCAACTAGGGGTTCTAAACCTAATGGCCAGGCGGTTCCCCTGGGGCTGCCTGGCCATTTCTCGATGGAGGTTCTATGGCCGACATGGTCATCGTGGCCCACAAGGGCAAACCCTGTACGCCCCCGGTCATTGACGGGCTCGTGTTCATTCCGCTCGGCGAGGACGACATCTGGGTCAGCGAGGGCTCCGAGGAGCAGGTTGCCGACCTGACCAGGAATCCGGCCTACTCCCGCTACGGCGGTGGTCTGCCTTTCCCTGTCTCCACCGACCCGGAAGCTGCTGCCGCTGAGGCCGCCGCCGCCCAGGCCGCCGCCGACGAGGCTGCTGCCGCTGCCAAGGTCGCCGAACAGGCTGCCGCGGATGAAGCTGCTGCCGCTGACAAGGCCAAGGCTGATGCCGAGGCCGCCGAAGCTGCTGCCGCTGCCGCCCAGACGGTCGCGGACGCCAAGAAGTCGAAGTAATCAGGGGGGGTCGGCATGGCCGGGTCTGGTGTTACTGCACAGAGCCTGCGGGGGGGGTTCCTTATGGGCCTCCAGTCCGCCTATCCCGCGCTTGCCGACCCCTCCCTCGATATCGAAATGGCCGACGCCATCGCCTACGCCGAGAGCATGGTCGGGAAGGAACTGGGGACGCGCTTCGGTGTGACTCACTTCCTCCCGATGCAGTCGGCCTCGGCTCCCGTTGCGCTCCCGGCCGGGTCCGAATACGAATATCCCATGCAGTGGCCCGGGTGCATCCCTGGTGATGGGTATCCCCGCCTCCGCACGCGGGTGCGGCCCATCGTGGATGTCGTCAGCATCGTGCTGAACATCCCGGGGTCGTTGGTGGGCCAGTTCCCCATTCCCACGGACTGGCTCCGGGTGGACCGGCAGACGAACGAGATCCTGGTCGCCCCTGCCGCGGGAACCGCTCCATACGCCCTGGCCCAGGGGATCGGCATGCTGAGTTGGCGACTGCCTGCCACGGCCCAGATCGAATACCATGCCGGCCTGGACGAAACGGCCATGCTTCAGTGGCCCCAGATCAAGCGCCTGGTGGCCCTCCGGGCGATGCTTCAACTCATGCCGACGATGTCGCTGTGGATCAATCCGGCGCAGCTGACGACGGAGAGCGCCGATGGCCTGTCTCAGTCTCGTGGCTCTGCCTATGTGTTCAAGGACATGGAGGACCGGCTGGGCAAGGAGGCCGAGACCCTCCTCAACCGGATCCTGGACGTCTGGGAAGGTCCCAGCGTGATCTATCTCTGAGGGGGGCTCCATGGGTTTGTTCGACGGAGCAGCTTCCGGGGTCCAGAGCCTTTCGAATTCCATCACCACTTCGGCGGTGGGTTCAGCTTTGAAGCGGAGTGGGGGCACCAACCGCCTTCCAACGCCTCCCACCTACATGATCGAGGTGTGGGAAGGGACCGCTCCGGCGAAGAAGGCTGTCCTAAGCGGGATCAAGCCCTCCGTGGTATTCCGGCTGGCGCCGAACAGCATCTCCTTCACTCAGCCCCTCCGTGCCGATGTGACGATGGACCTTCAGGGGAATCCCGTCGTCGTGGAGGGCGGGCTCGGCCTCGCCCGGTGCACGATCCGGGGAACCTGCAGGCCGTCCGCAAGTTCTTCCTGGACTGGGCCGGCCTCAACAAGCAGCGTGGCCTCCAGGGGCTGGATCCTCTCCGGCTCAACTTCTCCATTCGGAATGGGGTGTGGTCCGAGTGGCGCCTGTGGTCCTGGTGGATCATGCCCACGGAACTTCCCAGCGAGGAGCGCTCCGCTGGTCGCCCCAATGAGTGGTCCTACAATTTCTCGTTCTGGTGTCTTGAAAACATACCTCCCAAGCCCAAGGACACGGTCCCTGCGCCTCCGAAGCCGGGGGCCGCGGTCGACAATCTGAAGGCCCTCAAAGCTGTCCTTGGCGCCTATCACGATGTGACCGGCTTTGCGAAGGATCTGGCGAACGGCCTTGCCACCCTGGAATCCTCGATCACCACCCTTCGTGCCAACCTCGTGGGCGAGATCACCGGGGTGTCGGACACCATCAGTCGTGCTGTTCAGGCGGCGCGGGGGATCTTGGCGGCCACGCAGCCTGCCACCTTCAGGTCGGACGCGCAGGCTGGCTACCGGGCCGCGGTGGTGGACACCGTCCTGCTGCTGGGCCAGATCAAGACCTGGGGCACAACCATCGGCGCCTCGGCCGCTCCTTCGCCCGCTCTGGCCCCTACGATCCCTTCCAACGGCACGATCCAGCAGGTGGCCTCCCAGTCGTCCTCTCTGGCGAATTGGCCCGCTCTGGCCGACCAGAACGGCCTTCGCTATCCCTTCGTGGATACCTCGGCCTCGCCTGTGGCCAGCACCCCTCCCACCCTCCCTTTCCCGGGGACGGTGCTACACGTGGGCGATGCTCTCCCGGTAAGCCCTGCCGTCCCAGGGGTGGCTCCCCCCGATTTGATTGGCACCGACCTGGATCCCGCGGGTGTCCCTGGGGTGCTGGTGGGTGGGGTCAGGAACCTACAGAACGCCCTGCTTCGCCGAATCCAGTGCCCCCTTGGGTATCTCCCTCATCATCCGGACTACGGTTCCCGGATCTTCACCTACCTCGGTGGCCCCCTCGACCTGGCCTCGGTGTTGGCGCTCCGTGACGAGGTTGGGTTGACCCTCCAGGCCGACCCCCGGGTGACGGCCGTCAATTCCCTCTCGGTGAACGTGACCGACGATGTGGTGGCCATTTCGGCCAATCTCTCCACCGTTCTGGGTCCTCTCGACCTGGCCGGCGCGGTGTCCAAGATGGAGGCGTGGAATGTCTAGCAGCGGCTTTCAGATCAGGCGGTGGGACCAGACCACCCTAGACATGATCTCCTGGCTCCAGGCCAACCCGGACACCTCTGACGGCGTCCTGCCGTCCCTCCCGACGGACCTCACCATCGGCTCCCTGGAGCGCGGGCACCTGGAGGCTGTGGGGCTCGTGCTCGAGGAATACGACGTCCGGACAGCTTCTGCCATCAAGTGGGCCGTGTCCGAGTCCGCCTTCACGGCCTTCGGGTTCTCCCTCCTCCCGGCCCAGGCGGCCACGGGTGGGGTGGTATTCCAGTGCGTCACGGCCCCCACCACCCTGGCGGTTTCCATCCCGGCTGGGACCAAACTCATTGGATCGGATGGTTCGCAGTATCTGACCACCGCGGACGGGTCCATTCTCGTGGGAACCCTCGCCTCAGCCTCGGTTCCCGTCGTGGCCACGGTCCCGGGGGTTGCGGGGAACGTGGCGGCCGGGGTCATCAATCAGGTGGGCATCCCTATCCTCGGTGTGGATGCCGTCCAGAATCCCAGCCCCCTCACGGGTGGTTCTGACGCCGAGACGCCGGACGCCCGCATGAATCGCTTTCAGGGGTTCATCTCCACCTTGCAGCGCGGGACCGCCGATGCCCTCGAGTTCGCAGCCATGAGCACCGGCGTGGTGAGCAGCGTCAAGGTGGTAGAGCCCTTCGCCATGGCTTCCCCTCCGGCGGGCACCCCCTTCGCCGGCCTGGTCTGGTTGGTTGTCGACATTGGGAGCCAGGTGACCACGCTTCCCGCGGGCACCCTGTCGGCCTTGAACAATGCAATATTCGGCTACATCGATGGGACGGGCCGGAAGATTCCCGGATGGAAGGCGGCCGGCATCCGGGTGGTGATCATTCCTGTGACTTATGTGTCCGTGAAGGTCCGCGCTTCGGTCACCCTCTCCCCGACGGGGGCCAGCCGGTGGAGTGATATCCAGACGGCGCTGAATGCTGCGCTGGCTGCCTACTTCGCCACCCTCCAGGTCACCGACGCCGTCTCCTACGCCAACCTCCTGGTGGCGCTGGCTGCGGCCGATCCCGACATCCTGAAGGTCGTCCCCACCATCTGGCTTGCTTCCGATGCGGCCCCAAATGTGGTGGACCCCATCTTCGCCGCAGACGTCACTCCTCTTGTCGATGGCGATGCCTACGCCGGGGCAACCTCCCGGGCCGTCGTGTTCACGGGCTCTGCTGTGGACGGTGGCGTGTCCATCACCTATCCGCAGTGGATCCAGGCGTGATCTACCGCCCTCTTTTCCGCCTCACGCTTTCGGTGCTCGAGCGCACCGAGGACGCAGCCCGGGCCTACGCTGTGGTCATCGATCCCATGGCTGGGGTTTCGGGCATCTACCTGGGCGGGGTTCCCTGGGCCTCCCCCTACTTTCCGGACGAGGCCCAGCCGACCTTTACCTCCGGCACGCTCGGGCTCGTGTCCCTTCGGACCCAGGAGACCTTCCAGGGCCATGGCGCCTCTTTGAGTCTGCTGCTGGGGCCCATCGGGGACGCCCTGCGCCACAAGATCCGCCCCCATGACCTTCTCCGGGTGGAATTGTTCGACTCCGAGACCATGCACTGGCGCTGTGCCTTCGACGGCCACCTGGCCAATATCCAGTGGACCCGGCAGGGGGACGCCGGGAGTTACCGCTGGCGCATGGACGTATCAGCCCAGGGCCTCCAGAAGACCTTCTCGGAGCAGTGGCTGGATTGGCAGTCCATCATCCAGGCCCTGAATTCCAAGAACAGCCCCTACGGCAAGGGCTGGTCCTTCTATCAGCAGCTGACGAGCATGAAGGCCAACATGCCCGTCTCGGATCTGCTCGATGTGTTCGTGACGGGCTCGGTCAACCAGTTCCTCGAGTTCGGGGTCCGCGGGCAGCTTGCGGGCTTCGGTTCGACCTATCAGACCGCCAAGAACGTCCCCGACGAGGCGGTGGCGGCCCGCGACTGGCAGACGGCCTTCAACCTGGTGGTGCTGGCCACCGGAGACTGGTATCTGCAGCAGCGCGGGGCCATCTGGGGTCTGTTCATGGGCCTCGTGGAGCCCGACGTCCACGAGTTCTTCATCACCTACGCCCAGGATCCCAATTCCTCGGACTACCAGGAGATCCCTACGGTGGTGTTCCGGCCTCGGCCCTGGCCCGGCCCGGCGGCCAAGGATGTGAACGCCGATATCTCTCCGAAGGTCGATGATGACTCTCTCTGGCGCACGCTAGATGTGGCTGTGGCCGGCACCCCGGACGGCTTCCCGGCGGCCTTGAGCGTGACGACCTCCTGGAACGACGCCGTGCGCCCCAATTCCTTCTTGCTCAGTTTCGCGGGGGCCAGCGACGGGAGCCCCAACGGCCTGACGGCCGACAAGGTGTTCCTGGGCTTCCTGGTGGACCGGAACCTGGTGGCCCGCTATGGGTTCTCCTCCCGGCAGGTGAGCATCGGGCAATACATCCAGACCGAGGCGGACTACATCCAAAAGATTCTCCCCCAGGTGCTCGACCGGGTGGGCTGGCAGGAGGCCCCGCTCCCGTTCCTGCTCGACCAGTCCCGTTCCTACCCTCTCTGGCCCGGCATTCATCCTGGCATGGTCCTCGAGGACCACTCCGAGAGCCAGTCCTCCCCGACGACTGGGTATGTGATTTCCGTCTCCCACACCCTCACGGCCTCCGAGAAGGGCCTGCATGCCGAGACCTCCGTGGGCACCACCCGGGCGCTCGAGGGCGTCACCGCGGATGGCTATCCTTCGGCCGTGCGGGATCTGGTGAAGCTGGAGAAGGTGCTCTACACCACGGCGCCGGAGGTTGCGACCCCCTTCCGTCTCCACATGGACCCAGTCCATTCCCAGCCGGGCGCGGTCAAGCCTGTGGGCGGCGTCAGCCCGGCCTCTGGGCAGCCCTACGACCTCTTTGTGACCTCCAACCCCGAGCTGCAGGACAAGAACCCCTCGGACGCCGTCAAGGTGAACCTCGCCTCCCTGGTGCTGAACGGGATCAAGCCGGTGGAGGCCATCGTCGGGCCCATCACCTTGACCTCGGTCTACCGGAGCCCGGCCTTGAACGCCAAATGGAAGGGCGCCACCAACAGCGACCACACGCTGGGCCTCGCGTTCGACTTCCAGATGCCCGCGGGCTCCGGCGCTCTGGCCACGGCCTGGATCCAGTTGCTGGGGGCCACGGACTCGCTGGTCTACAAGCAGATGGTTTTCGAGACGGACCCCGCGACCGGGAAGCAATGGATTCACTACGCCATCTATCCCTCCGGGCACCCCGGTTGGGTAAGCGGGCCCCACGCCCATACCGTGGCCCAGACGGGGGACTGACGATGATGATCTCTCCGGCTGTGGTCACGAAGGTGCTCTGGGACCGCCATGGCGTGATGGTGGCGTTCCGTGATGGGGTCTATTTCCCCTCCACTGGCCAGCGGTTCGTCCGGGTGCTGGCTTCCAGGGCCCACGCCTCGGGTGGCGCGTCCATCAGTCTCCCCCAGGAGGGGGAACTGGGCCTCGTGGTCGAGGTGGACGAGAACTTGTCCGTCTGGTTGGGCTCCATCCACTGGCAGGACGCGAACCAGGTAGAGGCGGAGCCCTTCCTGGACTCCTTCCGGCACGAGTCGGCAGTGCATAGGCACCTGCATAGGAATGGCGATATGCAGTTGGACCACCCTTCGGGCCTCTGCCTTCGTGTCGTGGAGCAAGGCGGGGATGGGGAGGGTGGCCCCCTGGACCAGCCCCACGGTTCCAACGTGCCCCCTGTGACCGTCACGCCGGCCCCCTGGGTGGCCCTGGACCATCCCACCGCAGGTTCTCTGCGCCTGCACCCCGACGGCACCCTGGAGGTGGCCCACAGCCACGCCGGCATCCTCACCATGGCCCCGGATGGCACGCTCACGGTGGCCCACCCATCGGGCGGCTCGGTCGAGGTGGATCCGGATGGGCACCTGGCCCTCCATGGCTTCGCCTCTCAGACCTTCCAGGATGGTGCGAATAGGTTCTGCATGGAGGACTTCTGGACCTGGGCCAAGAACCACATTCACAGCGGGGGCACGATCAGCGGCAAGACCGCCATCCCAGACGAGGCTCCCCCCGACTCAGGGCTCTCCCCATCCACCTTCCTTGGCCCAAATGGGTGATCTGTGGCCGGTGACTTCTCCCTCTCGATCGCCTGGTTGAATCTCGACTCCGTCCGGGCCGAACTCGAGGCCGTGGTCATGGGCCTTGGGGTCTGGCAGAACACCCGCGATGCCCTCGAGGGCTATGTCGAGGATGCCCACGCGACCTATGTCAGCTACCTGCAGGGCCAGCCCATCCCAGGGAAGGGGGCCATAAAGCGTCCGACCGGGATTCTGGCGAAGGCCGCCTATCGGGACAAGCGGGGCCTTCTCACGTGGGCCATCGGGAATGCGGCCCCCTACGCCAAGGCCATCGAGGAGGGCGCCCCCGAATACGACATGAAGAAGAACCTGGCGACCGCCCCGAAGGCCCGACAGGCCAAGGACGGTCATCGCTACTTGATCATCCCCTTCCGGCATGGGGTGGAGAACACCGTGCGCCTGAAGGCCATGCCTCGGGCTGTCTACGCCCTAGCCAAGACGATGGCCCACTCCCGGGCCCTGGGCTCCCCGACCACCCGCCAGTCCGCCACCGGCTGGACCGTCCCGAAGTTCACCTACCAATGGCAGGACCGGCTCGGGTCCAAGAAGGCCCTTGCCGCGGCCGGGTTCTCCATGGCGGAGGCCAAGCGGTTCGCCGGCATGGTCCGCATGGGCAAGAACGGGCAGACGACCTATCTCACCTTCCGGGTGATGTCTGAGAAGTCGGCCCCCGGCTCCTGGATGCGCCCCGCCACGGCCGCCATGGCCCCCCTGCAGACCGCGCTCGAGGTTTCATGGGTCAGGGCCCGCCCGGAGATCGAGCGGGCCCTGGAGGCCGACCTGCGCGAGATGCTTGGCTCGTTTTAGAGCGCTCCGACGCTGATGGCCCACGCCCACTGCACCTGGGTTGTGTCCCAGCGATACTGCGTGTTCGCATCGTCCCAGTTGATGGTCAGGCTCTCCCCGGTGGTCAGGGGGATGATGATCTGGGGGAATACCTGGTTCCCGCCCACAGGGGTTCCGCTGGAGTTCAGCACTGTCTGGTTGAGGTTGATTGCGGCAGCCACCGTGTCTCCGCTGCCGACGTTACTTAGCCAGATCTTGGTGGAATAGCTTTGCCCGGCTCCGGCGGACACCGTCTGGATGTAGTAGCAGTGGCCTCCGCCCGGGTTGGCATCGTCCGTCCCCTGGGCGAAGGATGACCCGCCGATGATGAC